GCTGCTGGCCCCGCTGTCATAAGGGAACGCATGGAGGGCATAACGTCTAAAGACAGTATGGCTTGCTCTAGCTGGTCAATGTATGTGTCGTCACCAGCTACGGGTCGCACAATGTTGTCCATGTAACGCGCTACTGTTTCGCTATAAGACTCACGGCCTTTGCCATCAAAGTATTTAGCGTACCGTGACTTGTGTATAAAGGCTTGATAGTCTGTTGGTAGTTGGTTGCTCATTTACCGCGTCCTCGCATAGTTTTATCTTCTTCTAACCA